TTCTAAATTTTCTAACCTATTATCAGTTTTATCCCCGTTTATATGATTTACTTGAGGTTTGTTTTCAGGGTTAGGCAGATAAGCCAAAGCTACTAATCTATGAACAGTAAACTTTTTAATACCCCCATCTTTACATAAATCAAGATACATATATCCAGTTTTTGGGTGGCGCAAAGCCTTTATTAACCTTGTTCCTTTCCTTGTTTTTTTAGGCAAACTCCATACTTGCCCTAATTCATCCACTTGGTAATTTTCAAATCCTTGTATTTTTCTCATAGTCATTTATTTGACCACAAAGATACGGAATTTATTTTACTAATTTTTCATTTCCTTTATATGGCAAATAGTGTGGTTTACCATCCTTTTTTACGCATATCAATACTTCATTTTTAAGGTTTTTTTCATCATAGCTAATATGAACCCAAGATAATTTTCCATCTATTGGATATTCAGCTATAACTTGCTTAAACTTTAAGTTTTTTATTACCCAATGAAATATATCATTATTTGTAATACTTGTAGTATGTCCATCCATATCCACATCAATTGCACGACCTAAACAATGGTCTGATGTTTTAGATGCTCCAGTGGTTATAGCATTTAATTCCGCGCTTCTATAACCGCTTGATATATGAATTGGGCATCCAAAGTGAACTCTTATTGGCTCAAATACTTTTTCCGCTAATAGCTTAAAGTTTTCAATGTGTAAAGCGATAGGCATATTACTAATGCCGTTTCTTTTAGCTGATTCGCTACGAATAACCTCGCTTAGGTCTAAATGTGCTGATAGTTTCATACGTTATATATAAAATAAGTTAAAAATATTATCCAAAAGGTAAAGCCAATAATCAAAGCTCGTTTTTCGTTATTCGGCATCTTTCTTAGTTGAGAATTTATCAATAGTACTTGTACCCATTGCAGCTATACAAATAGCCATAACACAGTCCACAAGTTTGTCGCTTGGTGCTACTTCAACGTGGCTAAAAGAATTAGCCAATAAAGTAATACATAAAAACAAAGCACTTATTAAAGCGATTACCCTTTTAGTGCTGATTGAACCTCTTTCATCCGATAATAAATTTGCTATCCATTTCATTTTATTGTGTTTTAATAAGTACTAATGACATAAACAATACTAAAGTCCAAAGCCGATTTATTGCTTTTTCTTTCTCGAACGTTTGCTTGAACTCTTGGTCGATTCCTGTGGCTGGTTTAGTATTTTGGATATGAAATCTGTAAAGGTTGATTGTATCTTGCTTTTTACTAATTTGATTAATTGCTGAATCATAATATCTTGTTTTAATTTTTAATGAATCTATTGTCTTGTTATAACCTAAATACAAAGCGTTTATCTCTTTGCCTTGCTCAATGGTCATAATAACAACCGAATCTTGTTTAATTTTCTTTATTATTGGGTATTGCGAGTAGCTTGAAACTGATACCAGAATCATTGCTAACACTATCCAAAGTTGCTTTGACATCGTTTAATTCCGTTTTTAATATTGTAACTTCACTTTTTAATTCCTTAATAGTTTCAACTGCCTTTTGTACCAATTCCGCTTCCTTCTTACTCGCCTTTGCTTGTACTTGTACCGACAGATCATTCGTTTGAGTTACCTTATTCATTAACTTTTGGAACTCTATATCTTCTTTTGTTTCCTCGCTTTGGTTTTGAGCCGATGCCGTACATCCCATTAAAAATATAAATAATAAGTATTTCATTACTTAATTGATTGAATTTTACCTAAACTTTCAAGAGTGCTTAACTTTGCCGTTGCAGATGCCAAAGATGAATCGCATCTTCTTAATGCCACTTGCATAATATCTACCTTTTCGTCTAATTTTTGCACCTTAACCGCTTGACTTGTGATCTGGTCTTTAAACGTAGAACGTACATCAATATACAATGCAGATATTCCACATAGAACGATAAATAAAGTAGCTACAACAGGATTCTTAGCGAAGTCTTTAAACGATACAGGTAAAGCCATTTTAAAATAGTTTTATATAATAACCCAATGAATAATGATTAGTAGTTGCGTTTATTGTAAATAAGCCGTTTTTAGCCGTCTTATACCCTAAGCCAAGTCCTAACCCTACTTTATTGTCAAATGCTCTTAAATCGCCTAAAATACCCAAATAAACCTCTTTCTTAGGCTTTGGAGTAATTACTTTGGTAATTGTTATAGTCGGAAGGTTAAAATTTGCACTAAAGCCTCTGCCTTGTATCTTGTTTTGTGAGATAGTATCTTGAATGTATGCGTATCCTAAAGAGTCAATGTGTATAGTATCGGAATATACTTTAGCTTGGTTGTACTCCTTAACGATGGTAATTGTATCGTGAACCTCGTCAATATTGTAGATTGTGTCTAAAACGACAAAAGGGATTGATTTCCCTTTGATGTACTTAGTAAAAGTTTTCTGTTGGTAAACTGTGTCAGTATCTATAACAACCGATGGTTGTCCTATGTATGAAGATTTATCCTTTATAAAAAGAAGTACAATAATAACCAATACCGCTATTACTATATTCTTATACATTACTTAAATCTTTTAGCTGCCTTGATGTAATATCGAATAGCAAATAAACCCGAAACAATAGCAATCAAACTCGCTATAAGACTAACTACTGGCTGCACATTTACAACACTAATAAATGCGGTTGTACCGCTAAGAATAGTTAATAAGTCCGATTGATTGCTATTATGTACCATTTAGTCTTCTTTTACTTCTTGTGGTGGGTTTTGCTCTTGTGCAATTTTGCCTAAGAACCCTAAAATTGGGTTGGCAAACTTTGCTGGGATTTCCATTAAATACGCTTCTAATTCTTTGATTTGTTCTGTTGTTAATTGTATCATAGTTTTTATTTTATATACAAATATAGTTAAATATTCAATTTAATTACGGATTTGTAAAAGGTAGCGGAAGTACTACAATCGGTGGGTTAACTTGATTCTCTATTTGAGCATCTAAATTAAGGTCTAAAGCCTCTACATCTATTGAAGCATCTAACCAGCCACAAACAATGTCATAAGTTAAGTCCTCGTAAGGGATAAAGTTTGTAACATCATCCTTTGAGAATGATTGTGCGCCATAGACAGAAGCAAAGTATTCTACTCCGTTTATTGTTTCTTTAGCGTTACGATTCCAATGTGCTACGACTACAAAGTCTGTTAATGATCCGTCTTGTGGAACGCAGTCTAATTGATTAATGTACCAATATTTCATATTATTTTATTTTAGCTTTTAATTCTTCTATTTGTGCTTGTTGTTCTTGTATGGATTTTACTAAGATTGGTATTAATCTATCATAGTTTATACCCATTGGCTCACCATCTTTAAGACCTGTTTGATTTACTTTATTGTTAGCCATAAAAACAATTTCAGGTATTATTTCATACATTTCATCTGCAATAAATCCTAAATCAGTATCATTATTTGATTTCCATTTATATTTTTTAGGTTGCATTTTTAAAATACTTTCTAAACCATATTCTAAATCAATAATATCTTTTTTATAAATTCTTGCTGAAGCATCATATAAAACTAAACCTGTAACTGCATTATATTTTAATGTACCTGTTCCTGCACCTGCTGGTTGGTTACCTAAATAAACATTTCCATTAGTTTGGAATCTTGCACTTGCATCAAGTACTGCAGTTGCGTTAACTAATACAGTACCCCCCGATGTGATTCTCATTCGTTCGGCTGCACTACTGCTACTTCCACTTGAAGCCGTTGCAAATATTAAAGCAGGGTCTTCAGTACCTATTGTAGAATAAATTAATGCCTTTCTAAAAGTAGTACCACCAAATTGTAAACCAGCAATTGTATTAGATGATGTGCCTTTTATTTGCATTATACCAGCAACATCTAAGAATGGACCAGTAAAACTAACGCCATCAAAATTACTTGGACTACTCGTTCCGATTCCAACATTACCCCCGCTTGTGATACGCATACGCTCCGTACCGCTTGTAAACATTATTAATGGATATGCCCCACTAACATATAAACTACCCGCATAAGATGCACCACCATAAAAAGAACCAGCACTATTATCTTGACCTACATAAAATGAACCGCTACCATTTTTTAATTCTAAACCATTAAACGAAGTTGATGTTGTTGAAGTAATATCCACAACACAAGAAGGATTTGCGATTGATAATTTTGCAGCAGGACTTGTAGTTCCTATTCCAACATTCCCAGCACTTGTTGCAAAGAATACCTCAAAGGCAGTACCCGAAGCATTGTAAGTTCTAATTCCAAAGTCTGTAATATAGTTTGCACCATATCCTTTTGCTTCTAAATAAGTTGTCGCACCATTACCAGCAGCTAAAGTTATTTGTCTTGGACTACCAAAACCTGTACTTGCTCTAAATATTACTAAGTCCGAAGCAACATTTAAACCCGTTCCACTACCTAAATTAATGTTTAATGCACCTGTTAAAGTTCCACCTGTTAAAGGTAAGTAAGCACCTAAATCACTTGTTAACGCAATAGTTCCTGTTGCATTTGGGAAAGTGTATGTATTTGTAGCTGAAGTAGGGAATGAAAATGTATTAGATGAACTTGTCGATGGATTTATTCTAATTCCATTACTTGAACCATTTATAGTCGTTGCACCAGTTGGCGCACTAATTGCTCCAGATTGTGATACTGCAATACCATTTGATGATATGCCACCAGATGTAATTCCATAAACACCTAAGTCCAAATTAGCCGTTGCTCCAGTATAAGGAACGTAACCGCTTAAAGCAGAACCATAGTTGGGAATGTTTAAAGTTGCACCTACTAAAGTAGCAGCACCGCTTGACCCTGTTGTAGTTAAAGTAATAGCGTTTTGCTTTGCGTTCCAAGTTGCTGCACTTGCTATGTAAGCATCTGCCAAATCAGTTGTTAAATGTAATTCATCAAGTAAAGTAACACCGCCTGTAATACTTGCAGCGTTGCCACTACCGCTTGACTTAACAACAGTTAAAGCCTCGCCACTACCGCCCTTAGTAATTGATGCAGCCGTACCGCTTCCGCTTGTATGATTAACAATTAAATCGTATGCGCTTAAACTATGTGTACCTAAGTTTACGTTTGTTGTTGCACCTGTGTATGGTACATATCCACTTAAATCAGTTGAATAATTAGGGATATTTAAAGTACTACCTACAAGCGTTGAAGCACCAGAAGTGCCAGTTGTAGTTAGTGTTATTGCGTTTTGCTTATTGTTAAAAGTTGTCCAATCTGCATTATCTAAATATCCATCGACAGAAGCCGTAGCAACTGGCATTGAAATAGCTGGAGTTGTGCCACCGCTTGAAACAACTGGCGCAGTTCCAGTAACCGCAGTTACATAACCAGCCAAACTTGGGAATGTAGTCAACCCACCCGCTCCATTTACATATTGTCCACTCGTTCCAGCAAAGCCTATGTTAATCGTTCCGCTTGTCGTAATCGGTGAACCAGTTATTGTCAAAGCATCTCCAGTTTCAGTAACCGCAACACTTGTAACAGTACCCGTTGAACCTCCAGCCTTTTGCCATATAGTACCCGAATAAATAGCTTGATCTCCAACCGCAAAAGTAATAGGACCAGCACCAAAGTTTACAGTTCCAGCAACATTACATAAATAAACATCGCCTTGATTTCCTGTTCCGTTAACTAAAGTTGGAGTGTTAGTCGCAGCGTTCCAAGTACCTTTATACTCCATTACAGAGTTAGGCAATTGAGATACTAATATCTTACCGCTTCCATCTAATTGTGGGATGCCATTCGCAACGTTAATACCTAAAGCATTAACTATGCCAGCCGTACCCGTTAACACTCCGCTTAAGTTTCTAACTTTTGCACCCGAACTTATTACTATTTGATTGCTCATCTTATTATTTTTATTGTGCTAAAAACCTTACATATTCGCCACTTTCTAACGCTCTGCTAAAAGTCAATACTCCAGAGGACTCGACCCACTTAACTTGCTCACCAACTGGAGTTCCTGTTGAAAGTATATCTTGAACATCAATACCGCCTCTTGACACATACAACGCAGCTTTGCCGATTAAATCAGTATAAGTAAGTGTTGTTTCGCCACCAGCCGCAGTATATCCTTTAGTCGATACCGAACCGCCTCTTATAATAACCCCGCCACTTGCAGCAGACGTTCCAGTCAATCCATAAGCACCAGTACCTTGTAAACTTACACTATAAGTACCTACTTCTTTATAAGGAGCGTTTATTTGTAAAGAGGTTAAATTAACATTTCCCGTTATTACACTTAAACCATTTACTCCATTGTCAATAATAAAGTCAACCCCTATTGATTGCCTTAGTTGTTGTATTTGTAACATTTGATTATAACCATACCCACTTAAAGTAATTAACCCATCGCAAGTTAAACTCCAGTTAGCGACATCGTTCTTAAACTCACGATACCAAGCACTCGATTGACTTGTAACTTCTTTTTGATCCACTGTAACCGAGAAGGTTGCATTTGTAGAACAAGCAAAAGGAATGTTCAAAGGGATTGTAGTTACAACCGAAGCAACGTTTGTTCCTTGTGTATAAAAGGTCATTGTCTTTGTACTAATTTGACTTGCAACAACTTGTATAACAATCCTTTCAGTTGATAATAAAGTTGTAAGTGGGAAGGCAAATGTTTGAGTATATTGTCTTACTGCTAATTGAGTAAAGAATATACTATTTGTTGTTCCTATTGATGTTAAGGTTGTGCCATCGTATTTGTAGATATGATAGTAAAATCTTGGGTCGCCAACTAAATCGCCAGTTATAGATGCAAAAGCATTAAAAGTCCAAGTACCAGCTGGTATTGTTGTTGTGGCAACATCCGTTATAAATCCACAAACTATTCCGTCTGCCGTCTTAGTAAAGTTAGAAGCAGCTTCTAAATTATTAGTTGGACTAAATTGTTTATAGTTTGTACCCGCAATTGTAGTTACAGGGATAGACCCATTCATATAAAATGTTGCGTTGCTTTCTTTTTTATAAAGCATTATATTCTTACCAATTACTGCTGCCATATTACAAATTTAATCAATTATCCGAATGTTTCTAATATTTCACCCGCTCCGCTTATTCTATATGCTTGAGCGTAAGTGTCCGTAACTAAAACCTTCCACCATATATTCGCACCATTGAATCCAACAGTTAAGAACTCGCTTTGGTAGAAGAAGTCGCCAACCGACGGAACTCCAGCTTGTTCTAAGTAAACAATGTTACTTGTTAAAGGAGCAGCAAGAGCAGCCTCCTTAGTTATATAACCATTTGATCTAAGGTGAGCAAAACCCGTTACCT